ATGTATACAAGGGGCTTGCAAAGCTGCTGCTGGTGCTGATCTGAACCTGGGTGGCCGAGTGCGTTGCGCCGTAGTTGCTGTTGAAGGCGGTGCCCGTGAGTGTGGGTGTCAAGCCCTGGCCGGTGGCGGCGCTGATGGGGGTGATGTTGGTCGGGGTAAGCAGCTCCAAAATGCCAGCCACAGCCGGGTTCATCAGCTCCCAGCGCGTATTGGCAAGGTTGTAAATTAGCAGGGCAGCGGCACTGGCACCGGGCAAGTCGCCAGCGGCCAGTGCTGCGCCGCCGGTTTTGGTGATGGTGTGCGTCGTCAAGCCGTTGGGCGCAAAGGTCGGCGTGGTGGTGGCGTTGGCATAGCCCAGCACGACGCAGCACTTTTGCTGATCTGCCAGGGTAATGGCTGGGCTGAATGTGGCTGTGATGGCGTCGGAGGTGCCGGCTGCGGAGGCGCTGGGCATCAGACTGAGTGCTGTGGTTTGCCCAGTGCCGCCGTTGGCTATGGCTACTGTGCCTGTGACGTTGGAGGCTGTGCCTGTGGTGTTCTGGTTTAGCGTGGGGAAAGTGCAGTTTGTCAGAGTGCCAGAAGAAGGCGTGCCGAGAGCGCCGCCGTTTACAACTACTGCACCAGCGGAACCAACTGCGACTGCCAGAGCGGTGCCAACTCCTGTACCGGGTGTGATGCCTGCTATGGCCGCATTGGCAAGCACCTTGGCCGTACCCCCTGCGTTCTTGAAGTACAGTTTCTCATCTGTAGTGTTGATGGCGAGTTCGCCAGCGGCAAGGTCCGCAGCTAGCGGGGCTGCGGCTCCAGTGGCCGAATGATAGAGGATGATAGGTGTGAAGTTTGTCGCGGCCATTAGAAGACTCCTCCAGAAAAGATATTGTTCGCTATGGTTACAAAATCAGAACCGTTCCAAGCAACAAGCGCGTTGTACCCTGCTGGAATTGTAATGCCGGTAGTCGGGCCTGCGCCTACGATCTTGACCGTATATGTGCCTGACTTATTGACAACCATATACACTTTTGATGCAGCAGGAACTGTAACTGTGATATCAGCGGAAGCTGGGGTGCAGAGCAGGATGGCATACTGAGAAGATGTTGCCCCAAGTGACGCATTGGTTGTCTTGGTCAGCGTCTTATCCGCAGTTATTGCCAACGCACCCGCTACCGCTGTATCAAGGTAGCTAGTGATGAAGTTATTAATCTCATCCCCCCAAGTACCTGTCAAAGTACCTGTAGTCGGGAGAGATAGTCCCAGAAGGGGTGAATATGTAGCCATTTAGAACGTACCTCCTGAGATTCCAACAAGGGCCACAACAGTACTGCCTGTCCATGTAGCTGCATTGGTTCCTGTTTCCATATTCAACACAGCAGGCGCAGTCTGGACAAGCATCAAGCCTGTACTAGAGTTACCAGACACAAGAATCGTACCCATGCGCTGTACGAAGTTTGTCGTACCTGATGGTCTTGTATTCTGTAGACCGCCTGCTGCCGTAGTGGAAACCCACACTTTATCAGTTGCGCTGAAAGCAGATGTATCAAAGGTCAGCAGCCCGCTGTACATGATCTGCCCATACGCACCGCCAGCAATCGCATCAAGCGCCACCCCGACACAGGGGAGCGTACTGCTAGAGTTAGCCCTTGCTAACTGAACCTGTGGAGCACCACTCACCGTACCACTTACATAGACCGTTGATCCCTTGGGAATGGTTGACCCGGTAGGATTCTCTGCAATGAATACGTTATCCCGAGCGTAGACTACATTGGTTGCAGATTCGTTGTCCTGCTCCAGCCGGGTAAACCCATTCAAGGTCTTGGAGTGAACAAGTAAAGTCCCCGCCGCAGGAGAAGCAGGATTAGAAGATTGTCCGACAAATGTCTGAAACCCTGCGCCCGCAGTGCCTGTGATTGCAAGGGATGTTGCAGAGGCTACGCCAAGGCTAGGCGTTATCAGCGTGGGGCTGGTGCTGTAGACCAGCTTGGCGGTGCCCGTAGCACCCGTGCTGGTGACACCCTCGAAGGTAGTGTGGCCTGTGACGCTGAGCGCCCCGGTGAGGGACACTGACTTATCTTGGTCAACTGTTACCGCGACAACAGGAGTTGTAGTCGTATTAGGCGTAACGTACAGCAGTGCTTTCGTGCCATGTGCTGTAGCGCCCCACGCTTCAGTGGTAACACCTTCCCAATACGCACCGGCAAGACCATCGGCAGAGGTAGTCGCATATGCAGCAAACTCAAACCGGCCCAGACTGTCTCCACTTTGAGGGGCTTGTGGCGCACCAGTATTCCCACGGAATTTGGTAACACGAATAGCAGAGCCATTGGCGTCACCGGAGTAGCCGCGCATAGCTATACGGGAAAGAGAGCCGTTGTCCCCGACAGCGCGGATCAGGATATCAGGTGCAACTGCTGTCCCAACACCAATATGGGCTGCGTTTATTAATGCAGCATTTGCTAGATTAACATCTCCTGCTGCATCTGTGTTTACAGACTTCTCTGCGGGGTAAGCGCAGAACACATCCTTGTTGCCTGAAGTAAGTGTCAGGATTGAACCTGTGCTGGAAGCTAGGATCGTATCGCGGGAGAGGGTTGTACCGGAAGCTGTGTACGTACCCAGACCCACTTCCCATGCTCCCGTAATGGGGTCAGCAATGGCGTAGTATGTAGTGTTTGTGTTCCCAATGGCGGCGAAGGATTGGAACCCAGCTACAGCACCAGCAAGAGTCAGTGTCCCAGCGCCTGTAGTAGCGGTGGTTTCCTTCACACGGTCTTTAAGCACTAGCGCCATTTTGTATCCTTACGTTGGAATAACGATCCAACCGGGGGTCTGGTCATCGTCTATATTTTGCCAGTTCGCGCTCTGACTGTCATCAATTATCCCCCACACCAGCACGTTGCCAATGGAAACAATAAGTTGTACCCCGGTGACGTTGGCGTTTACTGTTTTGATAACCGTCTGTGCTGCAACTGCCTGTACCAATTCTGATACGGTGCCAGCAAAGACAGTCTGCACAGCTACGGATGAAGCGATAGATGCGGACTCAGCCAGCACCGCATACTGTGTGCTTGCACCAGCAAAACTAGCAGATGCCGCTACCGCTTCAGCAACTGCGGCTACAAACACCGCTGTATTAGAAAGGGATGATGCTGCCTGCGCCACTTCTGCAATAGCAGCCGCAAAGTCAGTCTGAACTGAACCCACTGCACTAGCGGAAACGTGTTCTGAAACTGAAGCAAGGAATGCGACTTGGGATGCGAAGGATGCCGCAGCAGAAGCGCCTTCAGCTACGCTTGCCGTGGCAAGGAACCCGCCAGAAATACTATCCGCTGCCTGTACAGCTTCCGCTATTGCCCCAATGAAGGTAGCTATTGCTGAACTTGTGTCTGTACCTGTAGCTGTCTCTGCTACTGCGGCTGTGAAGGTAATGTTTCTGTTGCTGCTATCCGCTCCTGTAGCTGCAGCAGTCAGGGCTACGTTAAACGTGTTGTTTTGCGTATCAAACACAACCCCTGCGGTTGCAGCCTCTGACCGGGCAACATTGAACGTGTTGTTTAAGTTGTTGAATACAGCCCCCGCAGAAGCCGCTTCAGCAATGTTCCCACCAAAGATAGCCGTAGTGCTATATGCCCCACTAGCTGCTGCTGCCTCCGCAACAGCAACAGAGAACGCGCTGCCCCCTAATGTGGCAAACGGCGATTGGGCAAATGCAACATCTCCAAACACCGCACTTCCTTAAGTCGCAGTCAAGGAGAAGGTGTACGTTACATTGAGCGTGTCGCCTGACGCTACAGACTTATCACCGCCAGTGAAGTCACCACCTGAGAACAGTGTGCCTGAAGTCGTAGTCGCAACGCTACACAAAAAGGCCCCTGCGATAGTAGCAGTGCCGTTAATGGCGAATGAAGTGGGCGTATTGGTAATTACCGAAGGATTGGCAGTTGTAGATGCGCCAAACGTCACAGCTTTACGGTTCCCGGTGTAGTCCGTATTCTCAGTCCAGCCGCCTGCACCTGTTGCGCCATGAGAAGCCAGCGTATCGCCTGCGGAGTATGTTGTATTAGCGCCGGGGCCAGTGACAAGCCCGAGATACCAAGTCGTAACCTGAGTGGCTGCGCCAAAGTACACATCGTTCATGCTCTTAAGGCCAACATTCACAACGAGGTTGTGGAACGTGTCCGACCATTTCTCTTGACCATCAGGGCCAATACAGGTAACGGTGTAAACACCACCTGCACCAACGCTATCAGAGCCTTGGGGATTGGTAATCAAGCCAGCAGTAACTGTGTCTTGAGCTTTGGAAATTTCTGTAGGCATGATAGCTCCTGATTAAGAAATACGCACAATGGCGTTGTTGGCATCTGGTGTGGGGAAGATAACGGTAAAGGTATCGTTAGCCACGGTTTTGTCTGATCCAAAGTCCAGCACAGCTACGGACTTGTTACCCTTGGATGCGTTATAAATCAGCGCACCCCGTGCTGTAAACGTGCCGTTGGGCCATGTAGCATTGGCAAACGAAGCAAACGCAGTCGGAATATTGTTGGCGTTGTTACCGTAAGTCGGGGATATGGAGATAACCAAGTCCTGCCCAGTAGTCGTGTAGCCTGCGCCTGAGATTTCACCTGTAGCTGTATATACAGTGGTAGTCGGGCCAATAGACGCAGACGCTGTGTACAGTGCGATCTTGAACGTATCAGGCAGTGTGGGGCCAAAGTTATGAACCGCCTGAAGCGCCTCAACCTTAAACGATGTGGTTGCTGTTTGGGAGATTGTCATGGTACTTTAACCTTTGCTTGTCCATCTCTGTAGGCATCCCCGCGCTCAAGCCCGTCACCCAGACGTTTAAGTTGCTGCATAGCCTCGGTGTATTTAGCAACATAGAGTTGAAGTAAGTCTGCTTCGCCTTTAAGATACGTATAGGCTTCAATGATGGCACCGTACAACAGTACAGGATCAAAATTATCACCAAGCCATGTCGTACCACTTGCCGCAGTGGTTATAGACTCTGGGTAATAGAAGTAGTGCAGTTCAGCGGCATAGCCAACATCAGGGGTTGGGCCAACCATAAACGACAACTCTGTAGGCTGCGTTAGGCGAGAACCGAACAGAGCGTAGTACTTAGGCGTCCCGGTAGTTGTGGGGACTGTGTAGCACTCGCGGATGAAATTCACATCCTTGTTCAGCAAGTAACTATAAGCCCCCGTAACGGGATCAATAATGGCTAACGAGTACGTAGCAAGAAAGTCATCAGGGCAGGCTAGGTACTTATTACTTGCTGTCATAGCGCCTGTGACATTCTTCCGAAGTGCCGAAATCTGCACTGTGTTGTATATACGTTTCTCGGCTTCAGTAATGAAGACGTTCATGTCCGCTGTGGGAAACGTGTTCTCACAGTAAGAGGAAACAGCCGCGCAAAGTTCAGAGTACGTCACGCCATCGGCCCCCGAGCCATAACTCCACGTTCAGCCGCGCCAGTACCACGAATCTTGATACCGGAGGTTTTGGTTTCAGAAGGTGTACTGATGCCAACTCCATCCATCGGAGTCCAATCAGGATTGTTCATCTTCTTGGCAATGCGCTTACCCGCTTCAATGGCGGGGATAGACTTAGGCTGTCTATAAACTGTAGTGACCATTACTTGCTCCGTTTCTGGTTTACAACCTTGGCTTCACCACGCCCATACTTGAGCATATCTTCGTTGGTTTTGCCACCACCGCTGCCGGGTTTCTGGTTTTGCACCGGAACTGTCTTTTGAGTAGCCATCATTTTCTCCTACGAAACCGTCACTGTTACTGTACCGATTATCACACTACAGACCAAATAATTTGGCGTTGTTTGTGTGACTGCGCTATCTCCACCGCCAACCGGGTTCCAACCCCACTGAAATACTCTGCTACCTTGGGCAAGCGAATCGTCCACTGTAAGCCCAGACTGCAAGTAGCTATTGTCCCGCCTCGGGTTACGTAAAGCCTGTGGGTCTTGGACAGGATACATCCCTAATTGTAATTGTGGATGATCTGGACTCCAACATTCACTACATACCAACAGCCCCGTTCTTTTCAACTTAACAACTTCGTACTGCAAGTTTTTAAGCAGGAACTGAAACCCACACCTATCGCAGACACTTATCGCCTTCTTGCCACTAGCAAAAGGGCTACCCATACGCCACCCGATTACCTTTACGACAGTTTTCCAAGCCCGGTATAACCTGCATATTCAGCGGAGTGTGCAGCCCAGAAACAATCTTTCCCTGCAGCGGAATCACATGATCCACGTGCCACGGAAATCCAAACATCTTGGTTCGTAATGCAGCTAATTCATGCGCCTGTTCAATCATCCACATATCGTCTTCTGCCAGCCAAGCAGGGGTGCGTTGAAGTTTTGCGGCTTTGCGCTTCGCTACCAGCGCGTTTATCTTGCCGGGATTCTCCTGTGCGTACTGCTTCTTGCTTGCTACTACCGCTGCTCTGTTAACCGCCCGATAGTTCGCCGCATACTGTAAGTTAGTTGCCTGCCGAAGCTGGTACTGCTCTTTCCCAAGTTGCTTGTATTTCTCGGGGTCTTCGGCATATCTGGCACGAAGTTTTAACTTATTCTCTTCGTGGTTGGCAAACCATGCCGCTTTCTTATCCGCAAGCACTTTCTCACGATTTCTGAGTCGCCACGCAGCCTGATCTGCTTTCGTCTTTTCTAGGTGCGCTAAACGATACGCCTTCTTACAGGCGGCAGCAGCAAGAGGGTCTTTATGCGGCATAACTTAGCTTATGAACATTTGCCGGGGCACCAGACGAAGGGTAGCTTTTTCTCTGTCCTCGGAACTGGCTAAATCCCACGCTTCTTGATATTGCTGCTGTAGCATACCCAGCCGCTCCATCCCATTAGGCAGCTTCAGCGCCAAGTAGTACGCCAGCCCAGCAACTAGTGAAGGGAGGAAGCGGAACGGCACATCCGGGGTGTTGGCACCATTGCCAGCGTCTTGCAGTCTACGCAAACGCCAGTACACGATCTGATAGGTCTGGGACGCATCAGGAACAGGCCAGAGCGTAAATTGTGGTGCTTCCAGACGTTGTATCCAGATTTGCAATGGACGCGCCTGAGAGAGTTTATTTGGGATCGTGGCATAGGTACTGGAACTGATGCGAGTACAAGTCAAGTCAGCCTGCGTTGATGCACTACCTGCGCCTGTACGGATCACATGGTCGATAAGGTCAACTGTATCTGCGGGAAGTACGTAGGTAGCGGTTCCGGGGACAAGGTTGATGGTGCCTGAGTCGATTGTCCATAGGTTAATGCCACGGTTGGCCCAATCTGCAAACAGCAGATTCATGCTGCGGCGTGCGGTACGTAAAGAATATCCTGTCCTCAATTCTTCTCCACACCGCTCCATCGCCTCTTCTACGATTTCTGGAAAATCCAAAACAAAGCCTGTCGTACCCGACGTGGTCATATACTGCTCCTACAGTTAGAAAAATGCCACCGCTTCATAGCATTTACGTGGCCTGCTTTCCCGCAGTGCGGGCATACTACTGGCTCTCTAGCTGCATGTGCGGCGATCATTTTAGCACGGGTATCATCTGTATGGGTCTTGCCAAAGAAGGGGTTTCCCTCACCGGTAAACATCTCCGCGTAGCGCCGCTTTAACGCCTCCGGCACTACTCGCCCAAACATGGGATTGTTTCTGCCACGAACACGGCCCGGGTTATTTGCGTGGTTACGTTTTTGCGAAGCACGTATCTTTTCATTACGGGTAGTAGCACCAACCTCCGCGTAGTGTTGTTCCAGAGTAGTATCCACTGCGTGAATACGACGCGCTTTATTCCTTGCGGCTAGCGCATCTCGCTCGTATTGTTGAATAGGTAGTTTGCGCAGTACTTTGCCCTTAAAGGAATTCCGTAAAAGTTCCCGTGTACTATCGGCAACCGGATGCCCCATCTGTCCAGCAGACATTCGACTACGAGTCTCCGTGCTGCGAATCTTACCTTTACCCGCTAGTGATATTTTGGCGCGTACTTCCATAGAAGGACTTCCTAATTGCCCCCCGCCACCCATCGCGTTATAGTGCGGGCGCAGCGTCACGATGTGCTTGACTTCAGCGGCATTAAGGCTATCGCGGTCTTCACATTCCTCAATAATTTCATGGGTAAATGCGCCGGGGCCATATTTACGAATAGCTGCCGCCATAACCCATCCGGCACCATTACGGGCATCTTGACAGTGCTTCGACCAACGCGAGCTAAAACGCGTCTTTGTCTGCCCTATGTAGAAATGCCCGTTCACCGTATTTGTTACCTTATACACAATGCCGTACATACTATTCCTTCTGAACTACGTACCGGGTATGATACAGTATCCAGAAAGACCTGTCAGCTATTTAAGTCCCTTAAGCGTTTCCGCGAGTCTTGCCCGTTGCCCCAGCTTCCCGCCAGCCTGCGCCGCCTTAGCCAGCTTCTTAGCAGGAATCTTCTCTCCTGCAGGAATCCCCATCTGTCGATGTAAGCCACCTTTGTTTTTCGTAGCTTCTGCTATCCAGCCGCCTTTGGCGTACACAGTGAAGTCTGTATTGTCCCGGCGCGGCCTTTCCTTCGCACTTGGCATCTTGCTCGGGGCTATGTCGCCCATACCCCGGCTCGGCATCATGTTATCTTCGCAGCGCGTGCGCCCCGTGCTTCGCCCCATCCTTTGACGGAGCCGCCCTTAGCCATACCCATACCAGAGTAAGAGCCTCTAGCCTTAATGCGCGGGTCTTCAACAGGTACTGTCCTACGAGCTTGATTACGTGCAATAGCTGCCTTGGTATCTGGGCCAAGAGTATCCACAACTGAACCGCTATAAATGCTGCGTTTGTTAGGATTCTCAGCGGGAGCAGCCTCAGTTGTGGGGTTTATCTTCCCACGCCCGCTGCCACCTTTGCTGGAAGAACCCATATCAGTGGTGAACTTCTTACCGCGCCACATGAAGGTTTTAAGACCTTCTGCACGGGCTTCTGCAAATGCTTCTTTAAACGAAAGCTCTGGAACAGGCTCGGCTTTTGGGCCAGCAGGTACAGATGCGGCAATGTCTTGCGACTCAGCAGAAGCGTTAGCTGCTTCCATTGGATCAACTTCACCGCCATCATCATAGCGTTTAACTCGCCCACCTTTGGCGTAGCCCATAGCAGCAATCTTCTTGCGGTCTTTTTCGTCTTGCGCTGCTTGCATAGCCTCTTTCTCGGCATCTGATTTCACGCGAGGAGGATTAACAAAACCACGACCAGCACCGGCTGTAGAGCCGCCATCACCGAATTTACGCACACGACCTCCCCGTTTCATTTCAGCAGCTTCCGCTGCCTCTTCCTTAACGTACTTTTCTGGGACGCCAGCTTTTTTCATAGCTGCAACGTGTCGAAGTTCTTCAGCTTTGGTAGCCATGTCAGTCTCCTAGCACTTACCGCCGCGCTTCATGGTGATGGTCTTGCCAACAGTCTTGCCACGCTGGGCAATACCGTCAACAGCACCGCCCTTGGCAAACTTCTGCTTCTTGTCGAAGGCTTCCTCTTTCTTGGAACCTTCTTTGCCAGCGCCTTTTTCTTTATCCTTAGCGGACTTCTCAAACAAAGCGAATGGGAACTTACCTTTGGTAGCCATGACTTACTCCTTATCCACAGAACAGGGTTACAGCAGTAACGACTGCCAGCGTGACGATTGCGAAATCAGAAAGACTACTGCGTGTAGTCAGGATGCCATCTTGAGGAATAGCAACGCTCACAGCGAATGCGGCTGCGGTGACAGGCGGTGTATCAACCTGAAGGATCAACGTACCTGAAGTGGTATTGCGGTTGATCTTCACACTACCTGCGGTAGCACCAGCCACGTAGTGCATCCCCTTGATGCGGCAACGGGGAAGGGCTAGGGAGCCAACCGTTCCAACACTGACATTACCTGCGGCAGCGCCACTTGCGGTGATGCTGTCCACCCGTGCGAAGAAGGCAGTTGTAGTAACCGCAGCACCACTTCCGCCTGTCAAGACTTCAGTAGTTACTGCGCCATTGAGCGTACCAACTGCTTGCCCGACAACCGTGAAGGTAATGCCTGTGTCCACCCCAGCAGAGGTGATTGCGATCTTGTACCCGCAACCATTGAGAGAAACCTCATTGGTCAGAAGCGTCAGCGCACCTGCGCCAGATACTCCAGCGGCAGCACGTAGCAGGACTGCACTAACAGACGGTGTTATTGCCCATACATCAGCTTGGCTCATTTTGAGGCTCCGGTTCGTTCAGTTTGGCTATCAGCATCTTGTAAGAAGCGACTGTCCCTTGGGCGTGTGCTATAAAGGTTTGGGCCTTCTGCATCTCGACTTCAAGGGAAACAATCTCAGCCTGCAAGAACTCTTGCGTGATGACCATGATTACTGTGCGTCAGAAACCATCAACCAGTACGCCTTGCCAGCCGAGTCAACCATCTTGATCGTGTGGCTGATAGCAGCGGCTGTCTTGGTAGCAACCATTGCCGCAGGAGCGTTGAACAGGTTCGTCACTGCGCCTGTACCAGAGTTAGTAAAGCGGATGAAGGAGGCGTTAGTCCAAGTGCCGCCAGTAGCGAAGCTGGAGTCAGCTTGGATAGCTGCCAGAGTGCCGCCCGGATTGGTAGACGTACCGCCCAGAGTAGCGCGTAGCGCGTTACCAGCACCGGAGACAGTCGAGGTGCCATCAATCTCAAGGCTGATGTGTGCGCCGTTTACAGTGCCGCCGGGGGCAACTGCACCAGAGCCGGTAGCAATGGAAGTGAAAGCGCGGAGCGTTTCGCCAGAACCAGCAGCAGTGAAGACCAGCTTTTGATAGCTCAGGCGGGTGTCGCCATTCGTAGCGGAGGTCGATGCGTAAGAGCTAGTGACGTTACCAGCGGTAGTGACTGCGATGGGGGCTGTGGCGGTGCCGGAAATGAAGCCGTTCAGGGACGTAACCGGGCCGGAAAACGTGGTGGAACTCATTGAGTTTTCTCCTAAGCGATTAAGGAGTACCCGTCTGCTTAGCGTCGGCCCGACCCGTCTGGTACTCCCGATTGTTCGGGGTTATGCGAAGCATACTACTTTAACTCTGGGGGTGCAAGTTTCTTTTGCCCCCGCTTCGCAAGAAATGCGGCTTTCCATACCGGGTCTGCCCATCGCGCCCTAAGCGCAGCAGCCTTAGCTGCCTTCACATCAGGTCGGTTAGCTATCTCTTTATTGTTGGCTGTCTGTGCGGCAGCGTACAGCGGATCGGCCCATTGTGCCGAAGCCTGTTTGCTGGTCTTGGCCTTGGAAGCGTCTGTGCTACGGGCAGCGGCGATACCGTCCTGCCGCTTCTCGCGTATATCGGCCTTTTTCCATGTGGCTATGCTAGCTTCCGACTTGACTGCACGTGCTTCGGGGGTGCCTTGCACTTTGGTCTGGGCGGCGACTACCTTGGCGCGGTACTCCGGGCGCTGCCATTTATCCTCAGACATTTTCTGAATAACCGCCTTCTGTGCAGCAGTCCACACAGTACCACTACCGCCTTCGCCCCCATCAGTAAGATTGAACAGCGTACCCGTGCCGAGGTTCCGCCGCCCATAGACAGCAATCAGCTCTATCTCTTTGGTGAAGGCAGCGGCCTCATCAGGTGTTTCAAGCACGCGCTGGGGATGTACCTCAAGTCCCTTCTGGCGCAGGTGAGACATGAAGTCTTGAAAAGGTTTGTTGTGTGAACCTTTAAGCCAGTGGGACACATCCCTATCCCCCGTGCCTTTACCTACGTACACAGGCTGGTTGTTCTTACTGGGGCGGGGGTCACGGTAAACATAAACATAAAACATGGTAGCTCCTTGGTTGATGCCCAAGTATATACCAATGAACGGAGAATTACAAGTATTTCGCAGGGTTACGAAAAGGTTATGACACAGGAAATCCGTACACACAAAGAAAAAGGGAGCCGTAGCTCCCTTTTTGATAGCATAGAATCTAGGTTCTATGCGGGTTCGCTTAGGACGAACCGGGGCTACCAAATACCCCGAGCGGATCGCTGACACCAAAAGAATAGCGTTCGCGGCTCTTATATCTCACGTTGCCTGTATCAAAGTCTCCATCCATTCCGGTACTCAAAGGAGTACGGACGAAGTGCTTCAGGCCGTTCGGAACGTCAGTCAGCAAGAACCAAGCATTCGTGTCGGTCAAGAAGTGGTTAACGGTGTAGCCTTCGGGGATGGAACCGTTGTTCTTCAGCGCGTTGAGATCGTTGTCAGCGGTGCCAACACGGAGGTTGGTTTCCAAGACACGGGTAGCAACGAATTGCAGAGCAGGCGGGATCACCAGCTTCTTCGGCTTTGCAGCGATCAGCAGACCACGCTCATCAGTCCAAGCGGCGATCTGAATGACTGCGTTTTCCAACGAAGTTTCATTCAAGTCAGCGCCGGTAGTTGGGCGATTGCTATTGGTGCCGCCACCAACCAGCGGGTGTGCCGTAGAGAACAGCACTTGACCGTCACCATAGGTGGGGTTGCCCACACCAGTGAAGCCGGTGTTCAGGGTGTAAGCACCCTTGACCTGCTTGGTATAAGCCATTGCACGGGCCAAAGACTTCGTATAACGAGCCGAGAGGCTGTCATACAGATTATCTTCAACCGCTTCTTCCGTGATGGAGAAGCCCATTGCGATGGTCTGGTGATCGTAACGAGCAGTCCATGCTTCTTGCGCGTTGTCATACGCAATAGCAGAACCTTCGTTCTTCACCGGGGCCGCACCGAAGCCAGCCAGCTTGGTTTCTTCTTCAAAGGAGCGCTCAGACGATTCGGTTTCATAAATTTCTTTATGTTCTTCACCGTAACGAGCATATTCCATACCGAACAGAGCGTTCAGGCCGGGAAGGAGTTCCTTCAGTAGTTGTGCGCGAGAGATTGCCATGATTTAGCTCCTTATTAGGCAACGCCGGTAGCGTTAGTGTAGGAATGTTGCCCAATGTTGAACTTCACCAGCAAATCCGTCTTGGCATCGCCAACGGTAGATGTAGTGCTGTTAACAAAGCCGACAATACGGAACGCTGCTGTACCAGCCTGCGCGGTCAAGCTGACTGCCACATTGGAGTTACCCGTTGCGGTAGAACCAGTTGAAGTGCTTTGCGAGTTAGCGAACAGCACGTTTTGGCCCAAGGAGGTCTGACCAACAGCACCATTTGCCTGAACTTGAAAGACTGCGCGGTCATCATCAATGACGTATGCAACACCATTCAAGGAGCCGGTGGGGTAGTACTGACCAAAGACCGTTTGGCCCATAGAGTTGGTATACGAACAACCAACGAACACGCCAATCGTGCCAGCAGGGAAGGGGCTACCTGTGCTGCCATCTTCGGTGACTACGTTGATGTAACCGTCAGTATGAATCTTCACGACAAAGCCGTTGAAGATGTTGGACGCATAACCCGCAGGGTCAATAGCGAAAGACCGAGTGCTACCGGCAAACGGTAGACCCCCGATCAGATTTACGGCACGAAGGCCGTTGGGAGAAGCAGTAGCAGCCATGTAAATGACCTCCTAAAGTTAGATACCTTTTCCGAAAGTAACCTTTGAACTACGCTCTTTAAACAGCGGCATTCTTGGGTCACTATCACGCATGAAGTTGTTATCCACAGAGTCCATCTGCGCCATCGCCAGTTGACGGTAATGGGCGTCACGTTGCTCTGTAAACTCAACAGGTGTTTTGCAAAGAAGCAAGCCACCGATTTCCACGCTGTCTGGGAAGCGGAGCTTGTCGCCGCCCATAAGCTGAATTTCGGGATGCTCAGAAGCCTTTACAGG